TAGGTTGCAGGGCGAGAAGGGCGCTGTTTATCTTTCCAGCGACCCTTTCCCCCACTTTACCTCCCCAATCCTTAACGATGCTTAAAAATGGAAACGACTGGTAAGCTAAGCTCTGCCAAAACATCATGACAGTGTCCACAAAGTTGTAGACCGTGTGCATATCTTTTTACATTATGATATACAAATTCATTTAAACAAAGACTGCAGATTCTTTTCATTTGTATGACCTATCGCATGATTTACACCAAAAGGCAAAAGGTGCAGTAGGATGACTCCACAATTCAGAACCACATTCGCATTTCATATTTGCTGTAAGAAGTAAACACCTTCTTGTGAACGTATTAACTCCCATTTATCCTCTTCATATGCTTTTGTTAGCTCTTTTATACCCGAGTTTAATGCAACGAGTAAGTTTTCAGCAGCTTTACTTTTACTTGTCCATGTGCTTTTCATACCTTCTTTAGGGATTGAATCGTAGGAAGGATGTGAAAAGATGATAATTTCATATGCTGTCTTATCACCCCAATCTGTCTCAACCATTTCTGCTTTGCCGTTGAATTGAATCACGGCAGTCTCGCCTGGTGGAACTTCGCGCATTACGCTAGCTGCTCCAAAACTAAATTTATCTTTCGACATAAAATAAACAATACACTACTGTATATAATAGAATAAGCAACCTTAAGTAGACAACCTCGGGTTGTATACTATGGCAAGAAACGACACGTTTTTTTTAAGAACTACACTTGATAGCGATTCTACAACATACGTTAGCGACAATATTGACATTTCAGCGTACACAGACCCGGCACGGGGTAGGGTCTTAGTAGTTGATAAAGCATTTATTACATTCGAAACTAATAACGGTGGAGGTGTTTTACAAACTGATATTGACTCAGTTATAGGACACAGAACCATGACAGCTCAGGCATGTTCCGAAAAACAAACCGCTTTGGTCAGTCTATCAGACAATTCTGTCTTCTGTAAGGAAACAATATACGCTTCTAACACTGTTAATGATGCAGGCGGAGTCGGTACAATGGGCTTAATCAACTTTACAAGTGCGCTAAATCCAGCTAACTTTTTGGGTGGATTCATTATACCAACCGATGCAATACATTGTGGAATAGACACACAAATCGCATGGACTGCTGAGCTTAAGGTTGGCTTCATGTTTGAAGTTCACACAGAAAAACTATCTCTACAAAGAATACAAGAGTTATTGGTAAGTCTCACCGCTAACTAATGGCTTTTAGTAATTTAGAAAGAGCAATGGCCCTAATCATAGGGCTTGATATTGCCGCACCCGGCTTTTCTCGTGTTGCAGCAAAAGCTGCAGTGCGAGCTATTGGACCTCTTGCAACTAGGGCAGCACCCGCTGCAGTAGCATATAATCCAGTAGCAAGCGGCGCAGCTTTGGGTTTAGGTGCTTTACAGACACAACCAGGACAACAATTACTTGATATAGCCGAAGAACGTGGCAGAATGGACCGGATAAGATTCGAACAGGCTTTAACGGATTTAACTGTTGGTGTGAAAAAGCGTAAAGTAAAAGCGAGTTCTAAATTTAATAAAATGGTCTCAGCTGGAATGAAAACAGTTAGGGCTAGTACTTCATACGGCAAAAAGGGCACGGTTAGCAATTCAAAGAAAGCTTTTGCGAAAGTTACTACGACAGCTAGTAAGATTTTAAAGGGTGGTAAGACGGCAAAGAGCGGTATTACACGAAAATTAGGTTTAGCAATGAGGAAACTAATATGAAAAAAGAATTTGTAATGAGAGGACAGACACCTAGTGGCTTAACTGAAATATTGAACTTTGGAGGGTATAAACCTGGTTATGGATACATATTAACAGAATTTCAAGTGTTTCCTAGTACAGCTCTCGGTACTACCAATTATCAATTGACTGGGAGTATAACCGCTGCTAAAGAAGCTCAAGTATCAACTGACCCAAACTTTAATTCAGATGGTTTAATAGCAAATACTATGTTTCAACATCATGATGGCCTTTGGAGCATAAGTCAAGCAGCTGTAATAAATGATACTTTTGTAATTACTCAAGACTTACTTTTACAGGTTGAAGACCAGGGTGGTGCTAATCATCCAGTTAATTGGCAATGCCGCTTTAGATCTGTTAAGATGAGCGGACCCGAGGAAGCTGTAACTAATTATAGACAATTTACAATTAGTGATGAGTAGTAAGATTCTTAACATTGAATTACCAAATTGGTTTAATGACTCCAGGACAGTTGAACAGATGTTAGTTAGAATAGTACTTGCTGTTGTAAGTTATAAGTGCATACTACCATAGGTTGCAGGGCGAGAAGGGCGCTGTTTATCTTTCCAGCGACCCTTTCCCCCACTTTACCTCCCCAATCCTTAACGATGCTTAAAAATGG